CGTGGCCAGCAGGATCCTCGGGCCTGGGGCCGGCGTTTCGCGGGGCTTGGGAATTCCGGCGGGGGGAGGGGGGGCCGGGGGAGTTGGCCGGCCCCCTCGGCAGACCGCACGCCAACGCCTCGCACCCGATCACGGGTTTGAGAAAAAAAGACCCCAGCGAGCGTCGGCCGAAATCATGCGAATGAAACTCCCCCGGTTCCGCGGACTGCCCGCGCCGGCTTTTGTGTTTCTGTATCCTAGGGATAGTAGGAGCATTGTCAATGCGCCGAGGACCGCCCCCGCAGCCGAAGCACGTTCTAGCCCTGAAGGGTTCGTGGCGGGCCGACCACCGTGAGGAACTGGGCGAGTTCTACGACAAACTTCCGGAACCACCGGAGTTCGTCCGCGAACGAGCCGGAGAGTTCTTCCGCGAGGCCTGCCGGCACCTGGATTCGATGGGCGTACTAGCGAAGACGGACAAGCACGCCGTCCTCCGGTACGCCGTCACGCTGGACCGCTGGTATTCGGCCGAGGAGGAACTGGCCAAGTCCGCGATTCATTTTCACGCCATGACGGGCCGCCAGGGCGAGGAGAAGGCAGCGAAGCCTTCCCCGTTCTTTGCGCAGTCGGCAGCCTGTCACGAGCAGTTGCGGCAACTTGAGTCGGTCCTCGGCTTCACGCCGGCCGACCGAACGCGCCTAGGAATGGCCGTCATCGACCGTCAGGCCAAGTCGGCAGACCCGATGCAGGCGCTGCTGGCCGGTGGTTGACATACGCGACTTCATTTCCTGCCTGCGGCATACGCGCGGCGAGTTCGCCGGCAAGCCGTTTGAACTGTTCCCTTGGCAGGCCGAGTACCTGCACAAGTTGTTCAACACGCGCCGCCCGGACGGCCTGCGTCAGTACAGGTCGAGCCTGCTCGCGATTCCGCGCAAAAACGGGAAGACTCAACTCTGTGCAGCCATTGGGCTGTATATGCTGTTCTGCGACGACATTGGCGCAGAAGTGATCGTCGCGGCCGGCGACCGCCAGCAGGCGGCTCTGCTCCATGACGCCGCCAAGCAGATGGTCGAGAGCAACGAAACGCTGCTTTCCCGCTGCAAGTTGTACCGGAACAGCATCGCTGTCCCCGGCACCAACGCGGTCATGAAGACCATTTCCAGCGAGGCGGCGACCAAGCACGGCTACAACCCGTCGTGCATCCTGGTGGACGAATATCATGTCCAGAAAGACCGGGAATTGGTCGACGTCCTAGAGACGGCTACCGGCGCCAGACGCCAGCCGCTGACCATTTTTTTGACGACGGCCGGCTACGACCGGCAGTCGCCGTGCTTCAAGGCCTGGGAGCGGGCCGAGAAGATTCGCGACGGCCTCCTCGTCGACGAGACGTTCCTGCCCTGCATCTACGCGGCCGGGCAGGATGCCGACCCCTTTGACCCAGCGACATGGCGCGCCGCCAACCCGAACTTCGGCGTGACCATCAAAGAGGACTACTTCGCGCAGATGTCGGCCAAGGCCAGGGAGTCGACCAGCGACGAAATGACCTTTCGCCGGCTCCATTTGAACCAATGGACAGCCTCGGAAGAGAAGTTCTTCAAGCACGGCGCCTTCGAGGCCTGCAACGCGCCGATCCGGTCGCCGGCGGGCCGCCCGTGCTACTGCGGCCTCGACCTTGCCAGCACCTACGACACGACGGCGTTCGTGGCTATCTGGCCTGACGAAGACGGCAGCGTCGATGTGCAGGCGACGTTCTGGATCCCAGGCGACAACGCCAGCAAGCGAGAGAAGGCCGACAGGGTGCCGTATGGCTCATGGGTCAAGGACGGTTTTGTTAGACTAACTGATGGAGACATAACGGATTACGACGAAATTCGGGATTACATTCTCGAGTTTTGTGAGAAAAATTGGGTCAAGGGAGTGGCGGTGGACCGCTGGAACGCGGTCCACCTCATGACGCAACTCTCGGCCGAGGGTGTCACCGTACACCCGTTCGGCCAGGGTTTTGGCCCAATGAATGCGCCGACTCGCCTGCTCGAAAACCTCGTGACTTCCGGCAGGCTCCGGCACGGCGGAAACCCGGTCTTGATGTGGCAGGCCAGCAACGTGCAAGTGAAGACGAATGACGAAGGTCTCATCAAGCCCGTCAAAAAGTCGTCTCACGACATCGGCCGCATCGACGGAGTCGTCGCCCTCTGCATGGCCCTCTCTCTTGCCAGCGGCGAAGTTCACGGGCCGCAGGTAGAACCCGAAATCCTGGTGCTGTAGTGGAATCAGAGTCTTCCGTCATCGACGACATCCTCGAAGTCCGCAGCGGCATTTCCCGTGTGTTCGAGGAAATCTCCGAGAGCAAGAAGACGGTTGCCGGCATTTACGTTTCGCCGGAAACGTCCCTGCAGTGTAGCGCGGTACTCGCCTGCGTCCGGGTGGTATCCGAGTCGGTGGCGTCGCTCCCGTTCTCGCTCTACCGCCGGCTGATTGCCGGCGGCAAAGAGATCGCCGATGGGATGCCGCTGCACAAGGTTCTGTCGGAGCAGCCCAACTCGTGGATGACGAGTTTCGAGTTCCGGGAACTGATGCAGTCCTGGTGTATGCTCTGGGGCGCGGCCTACGCCGAGATCCGCCCAGGCAGGCTGGGATCTGTGACGGAACTGTGGCCGCTTCACCCCAGCCGCATGACGGTTGAGCGGATCAAGAACGGCCGGCTCCGGTTTCTCTACCAGGAGCCAGACAAGGCCACCCCGACCATCTACTCGCAGGATCAGATCTTCCGGATCCCGTGGATGACGCAGGACGGCGTCAACTGCTACATCCCCACGACACTCTCCCGTGAAGCCATCGCCCTCGCAAGGGCTACAGAACTACACAGTGGCGCATACTTCGGGAACGGCGCGAAGCCGGGGATTGTGTTGGAGTCCGATCAGCCGCTCAAGCCCGAGACGGCACAGCGGCTGCGGCAGTCATGGGACGACATTCACGGCCGCGGCCCACAGAACAGCAGCAAGACGGCGGTCCTTCCGCACGGCATCAAACTCAAGGAACTCTCCGGGACCAACGAGTCGAGTCAACTCATTGAGACCCGGCGATACCAAGTCGAGGACATCGCCCGCGCCTACCGGGTGCCGGTCTACATGATCGGCGACTTGACGAAGAGTTCGTATTCCTCGGTCGAGCAGCAGGGGCTGGATTTCGTCACGTTCACCCTGGTCCCGTGGCTGCGACGCTGGGAGGGCGCCGTTCGCCGCGACCTCATTGCTGACGACGACAACTACTTTGCCGAGTTCGACGTTCGCGGCCTGCTCCGCGGCGACAACGCCGGCCGCGCCCAGTATTTCCGGGAACTCTGGAACCTGGGCGTTCTGTCGATCAACGAGATCCGGGCCGCCGAAGGCATGAACCCCATCGAACACGGCGACAAGCGGTTCGTGCAGGTCAACATGGCGCTGCTGGAGTCGTTCGTCGTCCAGCCGCCGCCCGAAGAGACGCCGCCTGTCGAGGAGCCTCCGCCGGCTGAAGAGGCGCCGGTCTCCGCCGAGGAGCCGGCAATGGATGCCGCCCGGTCGGCCGCCGGCGTCCTGTTCAAGCAGACCCTGCGGAAACTGGCGGCCATCGAGGCGGACGGAATTCGCGAACGGCGAACGAAGCCCGCCAAACTGGCCGCATGGCTGGAGTCGCATGAGAAGCGGATGCGGACGGATCTGTGCGACGCCGCAAAGGCTACTGGGCTGCAAATTGACGAGTTTGCAGCCGGCTGGATGAACGAGACACGCGATCTGCTGCTGGAATGCCACCGCAGCGGCAGGCCCTATGAGGAGGTTCTTGAGACATGGACGGACAGAGTCGAGAAGACGTTGAGCGACGGCTGATCGAGGCCGACACGGCCATCGAGCGCTGCCTCTGCGACAAAACTGGCAAGAAGAAGACCGTGATCCGCGGCTATGCGGCCTTGTTCCAGAGCGACAGCCAGGATCTGGGTGGCTTTGTAGAGCGGATTCTTCCAGGAGCGTTTGACAATGTCATCAAGCGAGGCACCGACGTCGTCGCCCTCTACAACCATGAGCCGATGTTCCTCCTTGGCCGAGAGTCAGCCGGAACTCTTCGTCTCTCCGTCGACGAGCGTGGTCTGCGCTACGAGATCGACGCTCCTGAAAGCCGCGCTGACGTCGTGGAGGCTATTGAGCGTGGCGACGTCCGAGGATCGTCCTTCGCCTTCAAGGTGAAGGGTGCCGGCGAGAAGTGGACGCGGATGGCCGACGGCCGCCAACTTCGCGAGATCGTCGACTTCGACGGCCTGTTTGACGTCGGACCCGTCCTGCGGCCGGCGTATCCAGCAACCGAGACGTTCGTCAGCCGGCGTGCGCTGGAGATGGCGAAGCGGGCGATGTACGAAGCGGGCGACTTCGTGGCCTGGGACGGCGGCGTCGGCCGCATCGAGTACGTCATGGCCGAAGGGACGATCGGCGACTACTCCGAGGAGCCGATTCAGGCCACGCCGAACGATCCGGCCGCCCTGGTGCGGAAGTACGACTTCGAGGACGGCATCTGGGAGGAGTCGGACTACTTCGTCGCCAAGAAGATGAGCGAACTGGTGTCCGCCAGCAACATCATGGGCGAGGTTCCGGCGTTCATCGACCAGCGGGCAGTCGGCCTCAAGCCCACTGCCGGCATGGCCGCCGCCGCCAAGCGTGGCCTGCGGCTGCATGAGGAAGGCAAGTCAGGCGACGGCCTCAAGCCGGAGACTGTGGCCCGCGCCAACAAGATCGCTCGCCGCGAGGAACTGACGGACGACCACGTTCGCGAGATGAACGCGTGGTTTGCGAGGCATGAGAAGGCGAGCAAGTCGCCGGGCTGGGACAAGGCCGGCGAGGAGAAGCCGGGGTTCGTGGCGTGGCTGCTGTGGGGCGGCACGCCGGCAAAGAACTGGTCAGCCCGCAAGGTGTCGGCCATGGAGTCGGCCGACCGCGATGCGCCGGCCCAGGAGGTCGAGGCCCGCGCCGAAGAAGAGGCGATGGAGTCCCTGTCGCCGGCCAACTTCGCGCTCTACGAGGCCATCGAGCAGATCGCCGTCGAGAACGGCCAGTGGCCGCAGGAAGGGCCGGACGGCGCCCACTACATGACCGAGAACCCGTTCGCCGAACGCGGCATGAAGTGCCAGAACTGCGTGTTCTGGAACGAAGGCGGCTCGTGCGACGTTGTGGAAGGGCAGATCGACCCGAACGCCGTCTGCAAACTCTGGGTCATCCCCGAGGAGCGACTCGCGCAGCCTGCGAAGCGGAGCGTGGATCCGGCGGCCGAGGCGGCCCGACTCAAGGCCAAGGCACTGGAGACGGCCGCGCATGGACGTTCTCGCTGAACTGCGGGCCGCCCTGGAGCGGTTCGCCGAAATGCGCCGCCGCGCCGGCCCGCGCAAGCAGAAGAAGGTGAAGATGGCCGGGCGCCGGCCGGCCAAGATGGGGCCGTCCGCTGGCTGCGGCACCGGCGCCGGCGGCTTCAAGGCCGGCAACAACTGCGCCAAGGAAGACGGAATCCCGCGAAAGCCGCTGTCGCAGGGCGGCGCGCTCAAGGGAGCCAACGCCAAAGACGACCTCTCTCGCGCCAAAGCCATGCGGGAGCGGGCCGCCGCCAAGAAGGCCAAGAAAGAGGCCCAGGACAAGGCCAAGTCCGAGGCCACGCGGCCGCAACGCGAGGCTGCCCGCCTGGAGCGGAAGAAGTCAGCAGAAAAGCAGAAGCGGATCGACGAACTGCGCCGCGCTGCCGCCGAACGCAAGGCCCAGAAGGGCGAGCGCGAAGCCGCCGAGAAGCAGGCCGCCGCCGAGGCTGCCGCCGCGAAGAAGGCGGCTATGCTGCAGAAGATCCGCGTCAAGAAGGCCAACGAGCAAATCAAGGTCGTAGAGAAGCCGGCGTCGGTGTTTTCTGGCAGGGGCGACGAGTCTGCGGTTCAGTCGCAGGGGGAAATCAAGACCGAGTTTCTCAAGCGCAAATACCAGAAAGACCTCGACGCCTACCACTCCGAAGCCACAAAGATCGAGGCCCGGTACGAAAAGCAACTTTCCGAAGCGAAGAAAGATCACGACGACGCGTATGCCGCGTACAGAACGAATGGGTCAAGCGCAATGCTTGACAAATACAACTCTGCGAAAAAGCGGATTGAGGAACTGGAGGCCAAGCGGGACAGCGATCTGCACGACTTGGTCGGACAGTTCACCGTTGCGCACGCCGGCGCGCTTGCTAGAACTGATTCTCTTGCGTCGTCCGGAAGTGTCTTTATCCAAAACGCCATTGCCACATCTCAGCACAATGCCGCAATTGCGAAAAAAGAGATAGCAAAGGCCTGGAATTGGCTGTCGCGCGTTGCTGCCAGAAAGCACGAAGAAAGAATTCTTGGCGCCACAATCAAGTTGAGGCCCGGCGGCGGCGGACTGCACCAAGCGATGAACGGAAAAAACGACATCACGATAGGCGTGGACGATCTTGGCATAGGGATAAGAAAAACAACGGTCCATGAGTACGGACACGCCATTGAGTCGGCAAACAAAGACACGCTTCGGGCGCTGACGGAGGACTACAGGGCAAAGGCGGCTGACTTTTTGGCCTCAAACAAAGGCGCCAAATACAAAGCGCTAAGCGCCGCCCCTAACTATGACGCAATTCACAAAGCAGGAGAGAAGGTGGGCGACTACCAAATTGATGCCCCGAGTTACCTTGGGTACGCGCGCAGATACTCTGACGCTGGATTCAAGGAGTCGATGGTGAAAGACTACGCAAATCACCCAGACGCCGCGCGCATTGACAAGGGGACAGAAGTATTTTCAACTGGAATTGAGTCGGTGTACCGTGAGCCGTCTGCATTTCGCAAGCGAGCGCGGCACGGCTTTGACATCTCACTCCTCGTCTTGGCTGGGCTGTTATGAAGCGAACTACACTCGCCGGAAACGGCTGGACGATCTACGTCGACGATGAAGCCGGCGTATGGCGAGGTGAAGGAGTCGGAGTGGACGTTCCGCTCAAAATGCTGCTCGGACACTTCTCTCCGGAAAGTATCAGCGGCTACGCCGACTCATCGACGTATCTCGGCCGGCGGTACGGGATGCTTTATCCGGATGCGGCGGAGTTTTTGCGGAATTGGGGAATCGCGTGCGACATTGAAAATCTCCAGCCCATTATTCACGAAGCGATGGCGCCACCCGAAAGCGGCGCCGCCGACTGACTTGCACGCCTACGCGTCCACACGGTAGGCTACAGAGAGACATAACCGCTCCGCGATGGATTTCGCGGAGAGCAGTGCGAGCGACTTGAGGATTCTTGTCGCGGCGTGCTTGCGGGATACCCCGCCAGCCGCCGCTTTTGCGTTTGGCTGGCTCAAAAAAGGAGCAACAGCCAAATGGCTTCCAACCTCAAGCGTCTTCAGGACCGTGCCGCGGCCATCGCCGCCCGCCTCAACGAACTCGCCGACTGCGAGGAGCGTTCCGAGGAGCAGACCACCGAACTCCGTCGCCTGACGGACGAGGCGGACAAGGTCAAGTCGGACCTGGAGTTCGAGCAGAAGTTGGCCGCCAAGGAGGCGGAACTGCGTTCGGTCGTGGAGCGGGCCGCCCCCGCCCCGGCGCCCGTCGCCGCCCCGGCCGAGGAGCCGAAGAAGGTCGAGATTCGGGCGATCAACCCGCATCACACGAGCCTGCGGGCCTTCAACGACGGCCCCGACGCCGTCGAGAGCGCCTACCGCTGCGGCCGCTGGCTGCGGGCGACGGTGTTCCGCAACCAGGAAGACCTCCGTTGGTGCCGCGACCACGGCGTCGAGAGCCGCGCCCTCAACGAGGGCAGCAACTCGGCCGGCGGCGCGCTGGTGCCCGAGGAGTTCGCGAACCGCGTGATCCGGCTGGTCGAGACCTACGGCACCTTCCCCGGCGCCGCCGAGAACGTCTCGATGAACCGCGACACGATGGTCGTGCCGAAGCGGCTGTCGGGCACGACGGCCTACTTCATCGGCGAGGGGTCGAGCGTGACCGAGAGCGAGCCGACCTACGGCAACGTGTCGCTCGTCGCGAAGAAGTTGGGCGTGTCCTGCCGGATGTCGACCGAGGTCGTCGAGGACGCCCTGGTCTCGTTGGCCGACAGCGTGGCCGCTGAATTCGCGACCTCGCTGGCCTACAAGATCGACACCTGCGGCTGGCTCGGTGACGGCACCAGCACCTACGGTGGCATCAACGGCATCGTCAACAAGATCAACGACGGCACCCACACGGCGAGCGTCGTGACGGCTGCCACTGGCAACACGGCGTTCGAGACCCTCGACGTCGAGGACTTCCTCGGCGTGATCGGCAAGTTGCCGCTCTACGCCCGCCAGGGCGCTGCGTGGTACGTCTCCCCGGCCGGCTACGCCGCGTCGATCAGCCGCCTGAAATATGCCGCCGGCGGCAACACGGTCGACAGCCTCGGCCGCGATGCCGGCGAGTCGTTCCTCGGCTACCCGGTGCGGATGGTTCATGTCCTCAACAGCACGCTCGGCGCCGACACCAACAAGGTGAAGGTGCTGTTCGGCAACATGGGCCTGTCCAGCATCTACGCCCGTCGTCGGGACTTCTCGGTGCGGCTGTTCGATCAGGTCTACGCGACCACCGATCAACTGCTGCTCCAGGGGACCATGCGGTTCGACATCAACCACCACAGCCTCGGCAGCACTTCGGAGGTCGGCCCCGTGGTCGCCCTCAAGTCTGCCGCCTCGTGATAAAGGAGCCTCAGTCACATGATTCATGCCCAGAACCACAAGGTCGTCGCTGAACTGCCGACGGCTGCTGTCGGTGCGACCGCGACCGCGACCCTGACGATCGACACCATCGGTTACGATCACGCCAGCGTGACCGTCATCCGGGCCAGCAACGCCAGCACGGTGTTTGCGAACGTCGTGAAGGTCGAGGAGTCGGACGATAACTCGTCCTACTCGAACGTCACGGCCCTCGTCGGTGGCGGCACTGGCGGCTTCTCGATCCCAGCCGTGAGCGCGGCCGGGACGTCGTCGGCAGCCGTCCTGAAGATGGACATCGACACCAGGGCCAAGAAGCGCTACCTGAAGGTCTCCTACACGCCCGGCGCGTCCGCGACCGTGGCGATCGTCGGCCGGCTCGGCCGCGGCGAGGAGTCGCCCGTCAGTGCTTCCGACGCCGGCGTCATCGGTCTCATCAAGGGCTAGTCCTGCATAAGCGGGACGGCCATTGACGGCCGACAAAGGCGCAAGGATGCGCGCCCGCTCCTAACAAGGAGCGAAACGATGCTGGTTCGTGTTGGTCAATGTGAAGCCGAGGTCAAGGTGGCCGCTCTCATGAGCGTGCCACGCCTCGGCTTCACGGACAATTTCTTCTGCATCTCCCAGGCACTGGCCCCGCACCGCATCGCTCCCATCAAGTTCACGGGTGCGTTCTTCGGCCAGTGCCTGCAGCGGACGATGGAGCAGGTCGTCGACACGCACGACGTCGTGCTGACCATCGACTACGACACCATCTTCACGGCGCAGACGGTCGAGGCCCTGCTCGCCCTGTTGATGTACTCCGGCTTTGACGCCATCGCCCCGCTTCAGACTAAGCGGGAGGCCAATACGGTCATGTTCGCCCTCCCCGGCGTGACGCCGGACGAGAAGACAACGGTCCAGGACGATTGGTTCTCGAAGCCCGTCCAGTTGGTCGAGACGGCTCACTTTGGCTGCACGTTCATCCGCACGGCGGCCATCAAGAAGATGCCGAAGCCCTGGTTCCTCGCCGAGGCCAACGCCGAGGGGGCGTTTACGGGCGGCCACGTTGATGAGGACATCTACTTCTGGAAGAAGTTCTCGGCCTCCGGCAACAAGTTGGGCATCGCCACGAACGTCAGCGTCGGCCACGCCGAACTGATGATTACATGGCCGTCCAGGACGGAGCCAAGCGGCAAAGTCCAGCAGCACACGACCGAGTTCTGGAACAGCGACAAGACGCCGCCCGAGGGCGCATGGGGGTTCGTGAGGTGAGAGTCAGGATCGTCAAGGCGTTTGGCGGATACAAGGTCGGCCAGGAGTTCGATTGGGGGGACGGCATGGCCCGCGTGCTTGTGGCCCGCGGCCTTGTGAGGGCCGTTGAGGACCGCGACGAAGAGACTGCGGCCGTTGAGGTCCGGACAGAGCGGGCCGTTCAGCCGCAAGGAAAGAAGAGGCACAAGTGACAGTCACGATCACCTACGGCTCGCCGCAGCAGCCAGAGTCCGGCATCACTCCGTATCGCAGCCTGACGCGCTACACGGCGCCGGCTGTCGAGCCGGTGACGCTCGCCGAGGCCAAGGTGCAGTGCCGCGTGGACACTGCCGACGACGACGCGTACATCACGGCGCTCATCGCCACGGCCCGCGAGTACGTCGAGAGCGTCCTCGACATCTCCATGATCTCGACCGTCTGGGAGGCTCGATACGACACGTTCCCGCTGTGGGAGATCATCCTGCCCCGGCCACCCATGCAGAACGCCTCCGTGACGCTCGTCTACCGTGACGAGGGCGGCACGAATCAGACGCTGACGAGCGGCAGCGGGGCGTTTCAGATGGACTTCTACGCCACGCCTGGACGCATCTTCCCGGTGTACGGCGGCGTCTGGCCGGCCGTTCGGGGCGACGAGAACAGCGTCCTGGTGCGGTGGAGCGCCGGCTACGGAGCGTCCGGGTCGAGCGTGCCCAGCGTGCTTCGGCACCTTGTCCTGCTCCTCGTCGCCCACTGGTACGAGATGCGGCAGCCGGTTGGCCAGGGCGGCCAGATGCCGATCCCCACGACGTTCGACACCCTGCTGGCGGCTTCGGGGTGGGGGGGATACCGGTGACACTTGAGGCCCAGGTCACAGCCACCGTGTCGGCGCGGTCGACCTCGACGAGCGGCCTGACGTCGTCTGTCTCGGATCACCCGCTGTCGTTCTTCTTCGACGTCGGCGACTGCACGAAGGTCTGGAGCGACCGCCGGTCCTTCGAGTCCGGCTACGACGAGGTCGACTTCGCCGCAGTTGGCATCGGCACCGTGAAACTCCTGTGCATCAAGAACCTGTCGGCGACCAATCAGATTGCCCTCTCGGCCGGCTGGACTGGCAGCCAGTTCAGCGTCTTCCGTCAGGACGTTACGTCGTGGAACTTCTCCCCGATGGTCAACCTTGGCTCGCTGACGCTCCGCGGCTACCCGATCCGCGAGCGAGGCGCGTTTCTGATTTGCTGCCCGAACTCCGTCGGGTTCGGCGCCACGGCTGGCGGCAGCATCCTGCGGATCGGCGGCACCGCCGGGCAGGACTACGAAATCTACGTCATGGGGAACTAGCCGATGGCACTGAACGCCCAGATCGCCCTGTCCATCCTTGCCCACGAGACGTCCAACGGCGACCTGTCGCGGACGCTGCGGGCCACGCCGGCCAACTACGCCATTGCTCTTGCCGACGGCACCGGGGCCAACCAGGCGCAGGTGGTGTGGAGTTCGTCTGGAACGGCCACCACGACAAACACCGACCTCAACCTGTCCGCGATCGAAGACACACGCGACGGAGCATCAGTCACTGTCACGTTTACCGCCATAAAGGCGGTCTACGTTCGCAACAAGAGCGATTCGATTGCGTTGAGCATCGGCGGCCCAGCGAATGTGACTTCCGGCGTTTGGTTCCCAGCCGTCCCAATTCAGATCCAGCCCGGCGGGTGCTATTTCGTGTCAGCCCCAGGCGCCGACGGTATCTCCGTCAATCCGGCAGGCCCGCGCATTGCTCGGCTGGCCTCTGTCTCTGGAACAGCAGCCTACGACGTTGTCTTCATCGGAGAGGGCAGCGTCGCATGATCATCGGCAGGATGCGGGAGCGCGTGGCCATCCAGCAGCCCTCCGAGGTGCGGACGCCCGTCGGCGAGACGACGCTGACCTGGGCTGCGCTCGCCACGGTCTGGGCCAGCGTCGACGGCCTGTCGACCAGGGACATCCTGCAGGCCCAGCAGGCCAACCTTGTGGCGACGCACCGCATTCGCATCCGCTACAGGGCCGACGTCAATCACACGCATCGCATCGTCTGGCGCGGCCGCACGATGGAGATCGCCAGCGTGGTCGAGCGAGACAACCGCACGGCGCTCGAGATTTTGGCCCGAGAGGTGCAGTGATGGCCGTCGACAACTTTGGCCGCGCGCAGGCGTTTATCCGCATCGGAGTCGAGGGCATACGTCCGATCCTGGAGACGCTGGAAAACGTGGCCGGCGTCCTGTCGGCCGGCGAGTCTCTGGAGCGCGTCCTGGAGAGGGCGGCCCGCCCCATCCGCGACACCTACCGGGCCGCCGCCCTGCGGCATGACGCGACCGGCAACCTTGCCAAAAGCACGACGATCAAGACGAAGACGTACCGCCCAGGCGTGTCCGTCGCCATCGCCGGCCCGCGGCACACCGGCAGCCAGGGCGCCACCGGCTCGCAGGCCAGCGGCAACCACAGTTGGCTCGTCGAGTTCGGGTCCAACGGCCGCCGGAAGCCATCGTCGCGCGGCACACGCAAGACCTACGTCAACGTCCACGAGGTCATCAACCGCCGCATGACCAAAGTGGCCCGGCTGGAGGACAGCGACAAGTTCGCCCGCCGATCCAGGGGGTACTACTTCCTCATGTCGTCGTGGAGGGAGCCGACGCGGCAGGCTCGGGCCGGCAGGGGGTACACGCACGACTTCTTGCCGGACGGCGGCGTCTTCACGCTGCACCCCGGCGAGGACTACGGCGCGATGCCGGGCTATCACCTCATGGAAAACACCATTTCCGCCCGCAGGTCCCAGGCCCAGACCATCATCCGAAACGGCCTAATCGACGCCATCAACACAGCCATCGCGGGGTCTCTGTAATGCTCCTGCTCCCGGAAAAGCACATCTACGCGAAACTGGCCTCGACGCCGGACGTCGCCCGGCTGGTTGGCTTTCAGATCTACCCGATCGCCGTCCCAAAAGGGGCGTCGATGCCGTTCGTCATCTACAAGCGGGCGAACGTCCGGCGGGAGGGGACCCTCGGGAACACGCCACTCTTCATGCCGGAGGTGTCGCTCCAGGTGGCCTCCTGGGCGCTGACCTACGAAGGTGCCAAGGAACTTTCCGACGAGGTGCGGCTGACTCTGGATGGCCACACAGGCACACTTCTCGGGGTTACAATACATGATATGAGGCTGGTCTCCGAAGTGGACGACTTCCTCGACCCCACAGCGGTTGGGGCACAACTACCGCCGGCATACGAAGTCAGGCAACTGTTTCAGGTTCGCTGGTCCGAGGCGACCGGCTAACACAATAGCGCAAGGAGGCGCGGCGCAATGGCAACTTCGGCACAGGGACTTACGTTCACCTTCGGTGGCGCCGCCGTCACCGTCACTTCCGTCCAGGTCAATGACACTCAAGACCTCCTCGACGCGACCCACCTCGGCGTGGCCCCGAACAGCCGGCGGATTTTCGTGGGCGGTTTT